GCAGATATGAGCGCAAGTGGAGTGAATCAAGAATTTGCAGCAGAAGGACAAAGCACATACGATATTTTTACCTGGAAAGGCGGAAGTTACTGCCATCATTCTTGGCTCAGAAGAATCTATTTCAGAAAAAGAAAAGACGGTAAATTCCTACCGAACAAAGGATTGAAAAACGATGAGCGTGTAAAGGATAGCGGACTTGATTTCTTACCACCAAAAGGCAAAGAATCTATCCGTCCCATCAACACACCAAACAGAGGTTCACTTAAAAATATAGACTAATGGCTGAAATTTGTATCATAGACGAGAACTTCGTCAAGAAATATACTAACGTGAACGGAGCAGTTGATTCGAATAGAATCTATCAAGCTATCTACGTGGCGCAAGACTTACATATGGAGCAGTATCTTGGCTCTGACTTGTGGAATAAGATTAAAGATGATAGCGCAGATTCATCTATTACGGGTGTATACTTAACACTTCGAAATGATTACATACGCAAGGCGTTAGTATGGTTCGTGATGGTTGAATTACTACCTGCAATGTATTATCGAAATGATAATGGATCGTTGGTAAAACGCACGAGTGAAGATTCTGAAGTGATAGCACAAAGTGAACTAGATAGATTGATTGACGATGCACGTGGAAAGGCTTTGCACTACACGAAAAAAATGGTTGACTATCTTTGCCACAACAATAATTTATTCCCTGAATATTCATCTAGCACGTTCCCCGAAACGCAGCCAGTGAAGAATGTGTACGGGCGTGGTAAGATGGTGTTCAGCACAGGCAACAGTTTATCAACTAGAAATAATTATCCATATGACAACAACTACGACTGCAAATGGTGGAGGTAAGAAGACACGTGGCAAGGCACTTCGAAAACAAGTGGAAGCCAAACTTAAAAAGTTCATAGCAGATAAGAAAAAAGACTGATGCTATGAGAGATGATTCGCTATCCATATTTTATCCATATCTTGACATACTAAAAATGAAAATGCCGCTGCTCATAGCTATCAGTTGGAGCAGTATGGCTGCGTTTTTTAACACGTATGTGTTTGATGATTGGTCTTTCCTGATCTATCTTGTGATAATGATTTTCATTGATACGGTTCTAGGCATTTGGAAGGCTTGGAAGTATCACGTTTTAAGTAGTTCAAGATTCGGTGGAATGATTATTAAGAGTGTGCTTTATGCGTTCTTCTTGATAGTTGTCCACAATCTTACAAATTTCAGTACCAATGAAATAACTAAGTCTCTATTTTTGTGGGTAGAAGAATTGTGTTACGCAGCATTACTTGTTCGTGAAGCAATTTCAATCGTTGAAAATATTGGTGCTATAAAGCCTGATCTATTGCCGAAGTGGATATTGAAAAGGCTGAAATCTTTTGATGATAAAGGACAATTCCAAATAGAAAGCGAATGAGAACAATAACACATATCGTAGTTCATTGCTCAGCAACTGGACAAGATGCGAAGGTTGAAGCAATACAAAGATATTGGAAGGAGAAGTTAGGATGGAAGTCACCGGGTTACCATTACATCATTGAAGCAGATGGTAAAGAAACGCAGCTGCTAACTATTGCTCAACCTTCGAATGGTGTTAAAGGTTTCAATAAATCAATTATAAATGTTTGTTATATCGGTGGAGTAGATAAGTTAGGTAAGCCAATAGACAACAGAACTGATGCACAAAAGAAGCAACTGTACACACGATTGAAAGCATTAAAGACAATGTTTCCAAATGCAATAATTCAAGGTCATAAAGACTTTCCAAATGTGGCTAAAGCTTGTCCTTGTTTTGACGCGAAATCGGAATATAAAAATATCTAAGGGGCAGTTGTCCCTTTTCTTTTTTTACTTACTTACTTAATAATTACACAATGACAAACACTCCAAAATGGGAAGAAGTTTTCAAGATTGAAATTCAACTTGAAGGTGAGAAAATCACAGACTTCAAAAGAAGAATTGCAAAGAAGTACAACACTACTTTAGGCAATATTTCTTCTAAGTATCACAGACACGTTACCAACAAAAATAATCCGAAGAAGTTTGATGAATCAATACCAGTTGCTCATCACTTACCCAAGTCAGACACGAAAGAAAAAAGTATCATTGATATTGAAGGCAGAAAGGTTCTCGCGTTGTTCGATGTGCATATACCTTATCACGATATTAAAGCTTTGCATCTGGCAATCGACTACGGAGTAAAGCAGAACTGCGACACTATTTTATTGGGCGGTGACTTTATCGACTGTTACGAGATAAGTAGTTTTGAGAAGGACAGAACCAAGCGTTCATTTAGATCAGAGATTCAGTTGACTAAACAATTCTTTTCATTCCTGCGTTTCAAATTCCCAAAGGCACGGATATACGCGAAGATGGGTAACCACGAGGAACGATACGAGAGATACATCAGAAAGAACGCAAGTGCGCTAGATGGTATTGAAGATTTTGAATTGAGCAATCTACTAGGCTTTGACAAGTTTGGAATCGATATAATACACGGCAAACAGTTGGCACGAATAAACTCATTAGCGGTGGTACACGGTCACGAATTTGGCAAGTCAACATTCTCTCCAGTTAATGTCGCACGTGGTCTTTATATGAGGGCTAAATCAAGCGCAATCTGTGGACACTCGCACCAAACATCTGAGCATACTGAGAAGGATATTAACGGCAAATTAACTACGTGCTGGAGTGTTGGATGTCTTAGTGAATTGAATCCCGAATACGCACCATTTGCGAAATACAATCACGGGTTCGCAATCATAACAAAACGTGGTAGTGAAGGTTTCAACGTGCAGAACTTCAGAATACACGAAGGCAAAATACTATGATGATAGATTTGAACTTGAAGGTGCGCTATCGCATAGGCGATATTGTCTACTGTCGGTCAGATGTGGACAGTCGGTTACGTTTTGTAACTGGCTACATCATCCGCAAGCAAATGATAATATACATCGTGTCACTTGAAGGCAGCGAAGCCTACTTTTATGACTTCGAATTGATAAGTGAAAATGAGCAGTTGATGGGGTTAAATTGATTATTCCCAATCTTCCCAATCTTCCCAATCTTCCCAATCTTCCCAATCTTCCCAATTTTCACATGTTTATTATTATGTAAATTATCACACCTTCAAAAATGGCGATTGCCGACACGATAAATGTCCGCTTTCGCCATTTCTTTTTTCTATCAATCTCATCATTCAAGACCTTTGCTTGTTCGTCCATCTCAAGTTGTTTCTTTAGGTTATAAATGCTTTCCAAGTCTTCATTCTTTTGAGACTGGATGCCCGTAATCTCCACATACTTTTCAATGATGGCGTTCTTGTGGATCAGTATAGAATCTTGAATCTTTGCATAAGCCCACCAATATTCTAACGAATAGTAGCAAAGGTTGAATGCTTGGTCGTTATTTAGTTGGAGCGTATCTACCACTAAAGTATCTGCGCTCGAACTCGCGTTGATTGTTGGCGCGAATGATAGCATTAATACTATCATTTGAAGTAAGTATAACTTTCTCATTTTTGTAATAATTGTTTGTGATGATTGGTTTCTTAGATTCGTAATAGTACACGGTGTCGCGCATCATCTTGATGTCAATCAGTGCATCGTGAATCATTCGCTCCTGCTTCTTTGATATTTTCAAGAAAGTGAAACATATGATTCGCCATCTCAAATACATCATCATAATTCATTCGTTCTGATGCAAGTTGTGCCTTGACTATTTCAGTAGCACATTGTAGTGCTAGTTGTCTATTGTTTATATTTTCAATCATTGTGTTAAGTTAAAAAAAATGGGCGCAAACTTAATTACGCCCACAGTTATTTAAGCGAAAGGTGTTAAACTAATTTTCTTTGTATTCAAATTAGCGTAAATCTCAAGTGTAAATTCTTTATTACCCGTACTATCAGCATCAGTCGCGTACACTGGTCTTTCGCAGCCATTGTATAATCTCCAAGTAGTTCTAAAATCTCCTTGACTTGTGCCGTAGCAGGTGCGCAGCTGCGAATAGTTAAACGTGTTCCATTCCTTTTCATTCACGAAGAACGTGCCGCGAAGTATATCGCCATCAAATTCTAAGTGTGGAAAGATGTTAGTGATGTGCGTTTCTGAATCTTTAATCTCGCCATCAAAATAATCGTTCTGCATCTGAAGAACAGTGTCCTCATTTACGCCCATAATCTCCGCAATCTCGCTAACATCATATTCAAGAACGGTTGTCTTGCCATTTACTACCCAGTTGAATGTCCATTGATTCTTATTCTCGAAGTCATCAAACATAACTGATGCACCATCGCGCACAATAGTGACAAGCTTTTCATTCTCTGTGTGAGTTGTCCCATCGGGCAACTGCCAAGAAATCTCTGATCGGTAAAGCTGCCAGTGTCCACTCTCGTCTTGTCCCGTAACAACATAACCGAAGTCATTGATGTACATTGACACTAAGTTGAGCAGGTAAAATGGTGTCCCCACGTAAGTTGTTGAAGGCATAAAGCCATCCTTCCAAACGTATTTGGTCTGAGTCAAATATCTACCTGGCCATCTTGGATTAGGCACAAGTGTAGTTTCTTTGACTAGCTTACGGTTAAGCTTCAAGTCGTTAACTGTTCGTCTGTCAATCACAAAATTCTTTAGCTCGTCCCACATTTCGGGAGGGATGCCCATTGATTCTTTGTTAAATTCCATTTTAATTATTGTTTAATTATCTAACTGCATACTTTCCGTAGTTTGGATACAACTCAAAGTACATTCTCATCATCATCATATCAGCGAAGTCGGGAGAAAAGCCGTGTTTCTTTTTTATTTCTTCTTTGCCCGTCACCTGCTTCTTTCTCTCACGATCCATATTCGCAATTCGCACAACCTCCAGGTGTTTAATTATTTCAGTCTTGTACCGGTCAGCAGTGATAGTTATCTTGTTGCTATTAATCGATTCTCCTAACTTAAAATAACACTCCGCTTTTAAGTTCATATAGGTTTCGCTATCCACTGCACGACCTCCGTTGTTGAAGGACTGGCACTTTAATATACCGACTACTCCAATACCTAAACCATCAGCATCAACTACAATATTGCCAAGCTTTACGCTCCTTTCCTTCGCTAAAGTACGGATGAACTCAGCGACTTCATTTGGATATTTCTGTTCCATTACAAACACATCAACCAATGACAACCCACTCCACAATCCAATGATTGTTTTATCATTTCCAAGTGCTGCGATGTCGGCAGTTATAAACATTGTCGTGCCGTTTATCTCGTTCCTAAAGCAGCGAAGTAAGTCATCGTAGTAATACAATCTATCATTGCTTTCATCGTAGTCCCAATCACCATCTAAGAGTCTCTTTCTGTCAATCTCTGGAAGGCGTGACAACTTCTCAAGATACGCAGGTTCTAGGTTCGGGTTGTCAGTTGGTAAAGCTTTCACGAATGCTCTATCTTCTCGGAGCGTACCATTGCGATGGGCATCAAAGAAGTCAGAGTACAACCAACCTTTAGATGGGTTGCAGGATAACAATCCTTTTGGTATTCCGTTTATCAAGTTGTACCGCACACGCGAATCTAGAATGTCAATGGCACGTTTAGAAACCTCTGCTGATTCATCCACAAAGTAGTCGGTTATTTCTATTGATCCAAGTCTTGTGAACTCAGGATCAGATGGCATATATCCTAAGTCCATTAAGACTATCTGTGAACCATTGTAAAACTTTATGATGTGGTCTTGCCCGTTGTAGTTGTAGTGTGTACCGTGAACAAGTCCCATCTGATTAGCAATCGTCCAAAAGGTTGCCATCGTAGACTGACGAAGTCGTTTAAGTTCTGCACGACCAATCAAACCGCGAGTGTTTGCATATTTTAATCTGCGATTAATCTGCCAAGAGCAACCTAGAAATGTTTTACCACCACCTGCACTACCGCCATACAAGACTGTCTCAGTCACCAAGTTTGCAGGTGAAAGGAGCGTGAGTGCTTCGTCTTGGCGAGTAGTGTAGTTCGGAATGTACATAGCGCAAAGTTAAGCGTTTATAACGTGGTAAATTTCTTTCGCTTTTAAGTATGCGTTTCGTGCTTCTTGCTCGGTGTTAAACAATCCAAGATGTTTAGTCTTTCCATTAATTCGAATGACACCGCAAAATTTATTTGATGATTTATTCCAATAATAACCTTTGGCATTTGTTCGATTCCAATGATTTTGCTGATTAGAGACATCACGCAAATTATCAATTTTGTTATTACTTCTGTCTCCATCTATATGGTCTACTTGATTAATTGGCAAAGATCCATAGTGAAGAAACCAAGCTAATCTGTGACTACGTATAAAAAATGGTTTGGTTGCATAATAGACACGGCATTCAATATAGCCATATCTGTCTTTATTTGTAATCACCTTGCCATACACACCTTTAATTTCTCCGCTTACTGGACAATAAGTAAATCCCTTTTCTTTCGCCAGTTGGCATTTTTCTAGTTCAGTCATTGTTATTTGTGTTTGGTTAAATAGTTTACATACATTATTACTTTCATTTCTCTTGCAATACTATTCGTGTACTGCTCTTTCATACGGGGGTTGTTCATTATTCTTTCAAGCTTAGTCTTGCCGATTTCCTGCTGATCGTGAACGATTCTTTTTGCTCTTTGCTTGAATGCTAACCACTCCGCATCTGTCCAATATTCGTCAGTAACTAGACCAGTCTTGTATAGATTCTCCAACATCACAAAGCCCATCAATTCCGCAGCCATAAATACACCTTGCTTCGCGTTCTCAATGTCTTTCTTTAAGGCTTCATTGAACCAACTGATTGAATCATTAGCTGATTCTAGTTGTCGTGCAGGTTCAATATAGTTCACGTTTACCTCATTCCATTTTTTCATCGCGTCCATTCGCAGCTGGTAGTATTCACTCAGGACACTACCGACATAAGTAGCATCAAACGATTTAAACGATGTTAGCTTGTTAGCTAACTTACTCGCAGCATTGAACTCAAAGGCTAACTTGAAGTCAACCGTAGTACACCAAGAGAAGTTATCAGAAACAAACGAGTGCAGTTGTTGGATAGGTTCGATTCTATCGGGCTGCGCGATGCCGTGAAAAACAAGCTGCGCATAGTATTCGACTGCGAAGTCCTTTCCACTAATCAATGCGATTAGTGGTGCTTCTTTTGCTGCGATTATCTTCCTGAAGTCAACATTTGCGACCTTACTTAAATTGGTCAAGCAGTGACTGAAGCCCCTCGCTACTTGTACCTTTACCGAATGATCCATTGTTAATTGTTTTTGTGGTTACAAATTTAGACATATCCCAAGCAGCTACCGCTGCGTGCTTGTTGTATTCATTCATTAACTTGATGCACTCATCTGGTGAGATGCAATCTTGATAGGTTGCCTTTGCATTTTTATAAAAGAAGTCTTTTGCCGTCATTGTGTTGTGTTTTTATTGTTGTTGATGTTTTATTCCGTCCAAAGTGTGGGCGCGGTTTTTTCTATTTGAGTTTTTGAAAATCCAAATTCTGCAATATCCTTTTTTATTTGCTTTTCTTCTTCAAGCCATTTAGAAGCTGCTATATGAAAATTCTTTTTAATCTCAAAACCAAATGCTTTTCGATTTAATCTTTCGGCAGCCACCAAAGTAGACCCGCTTCCTGCACACGGATCAATCACAACATCACCTTCATCAGTGAATATCTTTATTAGTGTTTTCAATAATTCAACTGGCTTTTGTGTTGGGTGTATCTTTTCGCTATCGTTGTCGCGTGGCCAATCCATACAGTTAAATATCATTTTTCCGTTATTTCTAAACTTTGGCAGCTTATCTCGATATAGAAGTAAACCATATTCGCAGTTTCCTACAATCTTCATATTAGCCTTTAGTACTTGCGCACTAAAATTTTTTCTAAATACTAGATTAATATAGTTTTTAAGCCCGTATCGCTTGGCTAATTCAATCAAATACATTTGTTGGTCAAAGGCACAAAAGATAATCATACAAGGCGCTTCACTCTTTTGCCTTGCGACACCTTCAACCTTTGGGTTTTTAGGTTCAGCTTTTAGCATAGTAGAGCAAAAGTGCATAAACTCAGCAGGCCTAAAATCTTCGTCAGTATCAAAAAAAGATTTTCCCGCTAATTCACTTTCACCGTTTGAATTGTCACCATCTTTGTACCAAGCAGGATTAGAAGCGTATGCGTTATTTCCTAGATTATAAGGAATATCTGCAATTATTAATTGCGCTTTAGGTATTTGATATCCCTTGAAGTTTTGGAAGTGATCTCTATAAATCATTGTGTTTTTATTTTTATCGTTTAGGAAATTCGCCAATCTTTATAATGTAGTCTTCACTTAGTCCATACTTCTCACAGACCTCAGTAATGAGTTCAGCAGATGGATGAAGCTTTCCGATTTCTTTTCTGTCAAGAATTTCTTTAATGCAGCATTGTACTGCCAGTGTGTGTTGTTTCATTGTTTGTGAAATTATTTAGGTTGTTGCAGTGTTTGTGAAATCTTGGCTAAAGTAGAAAAACCTCTTAACTGAAGATACTCATTTAGACTAATTAACATTTGATTAAGCTTCTTGTCATAACCCAAAGTGTTAGAGCATCGTTTCGTTGCGTGGATAACTGATGCGTGATGGCGGTTAAAGATTGCCGCTAATCTTACCAAAGTCATTCGATGTCCAAATTCTAATTCAATGCACCACATAGTAATGTGACGGATGTAAACGATGTCCTGAATGCGTGACTTGCTTTGTATCTCTTTCATTCCAATACTGTGATAGCATTGTGACCATTCGCAGATAGTAGCAACGTATCTACTTAGCACTATATCGTCAACCTTCGAGTGATCTACTGACTTATTGCGGTCCGTCATCAGGTCTATAAACTCCTGTTTATTCGCATCCTTCACCAACGGAAGCAGCGAGTTGATGTCTATTGTATTCATTGTTTATTAATTTTGTTAATTGTATTACTGATGTGTTAGTAATTGCGGCAATCAATGCCAGGTGTTCTAAGTTCATTCGCCACGGTTGATTGGCGTAAAGCATTGCCGTGTTTCTTGAAATTTTAAGAGTCGTGCCGAAGTTCGACACGCTCTTAAATTTCGATTTGACAAATGCTTTGAAGTTAGAATGGTAGGTCTGAGTAGTCTTCAACATCATTTGGTCTTGGTTCTTCTTGTGGTTTAATCGGTTGAACAGTTCTTGACTTAGCTGCTAGTTCTGCCTGAATCTTACCATACTCAGGAGTAGCTGCCATTTGATCTTGTAAGAACTTCGGTAGTTCGTTGAACAAGTCAAAGTTGAAGTCATCGTAACTTAATATCTTA